GAACCGCACCCGATTGTCTGACCCGTATGGTACGTCTGAGATTACACCCGAGCTACGGTCGGTCACTGATGCTGCGGCCCGTATCCTGATGGACATGCAGGGGACGGCTGAGATTATGGCGATCCCGCAGCGGCTGCTGTTTGGTGTTAAGCCGGAAGATATCGGTGTCGATCCTGAGACTGGCGAGAAACTGTTCGACGCTTACATTGCGAGAATCCTCGCCTTTGAGGACCCTGACGCTAAGGCGCAACAGTTTTCTGCTGCTGAGCTTAGGAATTTTGTTGAGGCGTTGGATGCGTTGGATCGTAAGGCTGCCGCATATACCGGGTTGCCTCCGCAGTATCTGTCCACTAATTCTGAGAACCCTGCTTCTGCTGAGGCTATCCGTTCTTCTGAGTCCCGTCTGGTGAAAAAGACTGAGCGGAAGAATAAGATTTTTGGTGGTGCGTGGGAGGAAGCTATGCGTATCGCATATCGGGCTATGAAGGGCGGGGATATTCCGCCTGAGTATTACCGGTTGGAGACTGTGTGGCGTGACCCGTCTACTCCGACGTATGCTGCTAAGGCTGATGCCGCCACTAAACTGTATGCTGGTGGTCTTGGTGTGATTCCGCGTGAACGTGCCCGTATTGATATGGGTTACAGTATTGCGGAGCGTGAGGAAATGGCTGTCTGGGATGCTCAGGAATCCCCGGTGGCTATGGCTACAGGTATGGCCGCACAAGGTGGTGCGGAGTTGCCAGGTAAACCGGCTGCGCCGGGTGCAACACCTGCTAAACCACCACCGGATAAGGTTGAGTCGTGACACCAGAGCAGTATGCGGCACTCCAAGCTACAATTACCGCTGGGGTTGTCAACTATGTTGCGGGGTTCGGTAAGTTTTTTCTAAGCATCCCGCTGACCCCTAAGGATTGGTTGGGTTTGTTGCAGTTGCTGTGGCCGGCGGTGAAGCAGGGCCGTGATGAGTCAGCGGAGTTGGCTCGCACATTCTACGATCAGCAGCGCGACTTGTGGCATCCCGAGGTCCCGAATATTGCCCGTGAACTTGAGCAGTATGAGTTCAGTTGGTTCGTTCAGGATATGGAACCGGCCCGTAAAGCTGTGTCCCGTGCGGAGGCACCACCGCAAGCCCTTGAAGCTTTGCAGCTTCAGGTTCAACGTTCAGTTGAGAACGGTGGCCGCAGGCAGATCATTCACACGGTTCAGGCTGACTTCCAGTTGGATGAGGTTCCTCAACCGGATGAACCTGCGGAGCAGAAGGTTGGCCTTGATGCGTTTTGGGATGAGATTGATAAACAGATAGCCGTCGCTAAGTCGCCGTCCCTCGTCAGGGGCGGCGGTGCTGTTCGTGGTTGGGCTAGGGTTGCTACCGGTGCGGAGACTTGTTCGTGGTGTCTGATGTTGGTGTCTCGCGGCCCGGTGTATGAGTCTGCCCGTAAGGCAGGTTTGAATGCGGATGACCCAGACATTTTGACTGCCGACGATGCGGTGAACGCCGCTATGAATGAGTGGCATCCAGGCTGTGATTGTAAAGTTGTTCCGGTGTTCCATGAAACTAAATGGGTGGGTGCCGAGGCCGCTGATCGTGCGTTGCAGTTTTGGATCAAGGCGGGTAAACGTGCCACTAAGGAACTTGAAGCTAACCCCGATAAAAAATACTACTCCTTTAAGGAGCGGCGGTGGAAAAAGACCACCGATAACCGTGAAACTATTAATCAGCTTAGGCAGATGATTGAGAGCGGTGAAATTAAGTCGTCTGATTGGGCAGCCTTGCAGGTTGCTTGATCCGGCCCGTCACAAACCCCTGGATGGGGTTTACTAACGCCCAGGAGGCAAACAAATGTCCGAAGATACTACTACTGAAACTGTTACCCCTCAGCAGCAAGAGGCTGTTAAGCAGGAAACATTCAGCCTTGATTATGTTCAGGGTTTGCGTCAGGAAGCGGCTAAGTACCGCACAGAGCGCAATGAGGCGGTCGAGAAAGTTAAGACCGACCTGCAATCACAGTTTGAATCCCAGTTGGCTGCTAAGGACTCCGAGTTCGGGGAAATTCAGTCAGAGTTGTCGGCACGGCAGATGGAGCTTGTCAAGTTGAAAGCCATTCTTGCAGCCGGTATCCCCACTGAGGATGTTATGACTGTCGCTGAACTTGTTCAGGGTGATGATGAGACTACTGTTTCGGAGAGTGTTGAACGGGTTAAATCATTGATCGGTAAGGCTCCCGCTAGGGACCGTCCGGTTGACCCATCACAGGGGTCGGGCAATTCGATCCCCTTGAACGGCGATCCGCTTCTTGAATCTCTCAAGAAAATTGTGGGCGTTCGTTAAATTCTATTTAAGGAGTATATATTATGGCACTCGCCAAGGGTGTTAACCCCAAGGTTGGTCAGGCCGGTTACCCGGCACCCACCACCGCCCCGACTAGCACCAATGTGTCTCAGACCACTGATGCTATGTTTTCGGGGTTCCTTGAGCCTTCCGTTGCTCAGGACTATTTCGCCCAGGTAGAGAAGGTTTCTATCGTTCAGCAGCTTGCACAGAAGATTCCTATGGGACCTTCCGGTGTTCGCATCCCCCACTGGACCGGCAATGTGACCGCGAAGTGGACCGCTGAGGGTGGCAAGAAGCCTGTCACTAAGGGTGACTTCAGCAAGCAGGACATTGTTCCTTACAAGATCGCTACCATCTTTGTGGCATCTGCGGAAACTGTTCGTGCGAACCCGCTGAACTATCTGAACGTCATGCGTACCAAGGTGGCTGAGGCTATCGCGCTCGCGTTCGACAATGCGATCCTGAATGATGTTGACAATCCGTTCGGTGCGGCGATTTCGCAGACCACCAAGTCGGTTTCGCTGGCCGATCCGCTGGGTGCCGGTAAGGGTGCCGCTGACGGTTCCAACGCCTACACCGCACTGAACAACGGTCTGTCGCTGCTGCTTACCGCAGGTAAGAAGTGGAACGGCACCCTGTTCGATGATGTTGCAGAGCCGATCCTGAATGGTGCTGTCGATAATGCTCAGCGTCCGCTGTTCATTGATGCCACCTACGGTGATATCAACGCCCCGTTCCGTTCGGGCCGTGTGTTGGGCCGTCCGACTTACTTGTCGGATCATGTCGCCGCAGGTACCACTGTCGGTTACATGGGAGACTGGACCCAGCTTGTTTGGGGTCAAATCGGTGGCCTTTCCTATGACGTTACGGATCAGGCGACCCTTGATCTTTCCGTCGCCCAGGATGGTTCCGGCCTTACGTCGCTGTGGCAGAACAACCTTGTTGCTGTCCGTGTTGAGGCTGAGTACGCCGCACTGGTCAATGACAAGGACGCTTTTGTCAAGCTGACTAACGTCGTCACCGCATAGTTGGTTGGAGGGGCCGGCGATCCCGGCCCCTCCACCGCTCATTAAGGAGCATTATGAAAATTAGACACGCTATTAATGGCGGGTTGGCTGAGTGTAGCGACGAGGAAGCTGATAAGTTTATTGCGTCAGGTCAGTGGGTTGTGGTTAAATCTGCCCCGGCTCCCCGCAAAGCAGCTAAGGTCGAGGCATCTTCTAAGCTAGAAGGGTAGTGATTTTGTGGCCTACGCAACTGTTGTAGATGTTGGAGTTCGTTGGGGCCGTACACCATCTGATGAGGAAACTGCACACATTGAGGTTCGGCTCGCTGATGTTGAGCGTATGATTCGGAAGAAAATTCCTGACCTTGATGACGGTGTTTTTGACGGCACTATTGATGTTGAGGATGTTAAGCGGGTTGAGGCTGACGCTGTTTTGCGGTTGATCCGTAACCCTGACGGGTTTGTTTCCGAAACGGACGGCAACTACACATACCAGTTCTCTCAGGCCACTAAGGCTGGGATGTTGGAGATTCTTCCTGAGGAATGGTTGCTGCTAGGTTACACCGGTTCTGGTCGGATGTTTACGCTGGTTCCGCAGTTCGCACCTGGGGAGTGATATGAGCCTTCTGGATGTTGGTCAGGAAGATATCGTTATTTTCTTGGAGGAAGCTGTTCTGGATGAGGACGGCAATATCCGCTCTAGGCCGTCGAAGGTTGGTGTTCGCACTAAGGCTAGGTTGCAGCCGTTGGGTCAGTCTGGTACGTCGTCGCGCCGTCAGGAGCAGGACAACGAGGGTTATGAGTCTGAGCGGGTTTACGCTATGCGCCTGCCTAGGTCTTGGTCGCATGGTGAGATTGGTACGCAGTCTTTGGTTGTGTGGCGTGGTGAGAAGTGGGCGTTGTTCGGGCCTCCGGTGAGGTACACTAATTCGCCTATGACCTCACATTACACTTATACGATTAAGAGGTTCTGATGACTGTGTATTTGTTGCCTGCGCGTGCAATGTACCCTATTATTGCTGAAATGGCAGACGATGGTGTGAAGGATATTGCTCGGGAGATTAAACATCGTGCTGACCGCAATTTGGCTTTGTCGAGGTCCACAACCACGCACACTAAGCTACCTGAACCTATGGTCAGGCATCAGCAGCGGTCCGGTGTGACTGATATCGGTTTAGATTCTGAACCTGCCGATTGGGGTGCCACCGACTATCTTATTTGGATGGAGGGCGGTGACGGCTATCCAGGTGCTATGGCTATTGAGTTCGGCCACGATCCTTCCGGCTACTTCAAAGGCAAGGCCGTTCAGTCATCTCGCGGTCAATACATTTTGACTCGCGCCGCTATGTTGACGTATTTCGCCAGATTCAGGAAGGGTAGATAGTGGATACAGTTAAACCCGCACTGGTGGGTATTATGCCGCGTATTCAACCTGTTGTCATCCAGATTTTGCGGGAATACCCTCCGTTGAAAGATGTGCATGTCGGTTCCTGGGTTGAGGATGTTGACTATCGGGAGTTCCCGCTGTTGAATGTTCGCCGTATCGGCGGCGGCAGGGATTACGTTTACCCTAACAAGTTGGATGTTACGGTCATTGAGTTGACCGCATATTCCGTTGAGGGTCTTGTGGAATGTGAGCATCTGTATAATGTTGCGCTTGAGGCGCTTTATGATGCCGTTCTTACGCAGAAACAAACAGATACAGGTTATCTGCATTCAATAAATGAGAACATGGGTATGACCCAGTTTAGCTCTCTTTTCATGGATTCTTGGCGGGTTCAAGGTCTGCTCAAATTGGGGTTACGCCCCAAGTCCGATCTATCTTAAGGAAAATAATTATGTCATTGAATGACAATGCAGTTTTGACTGCTGCGGTAGGGTGGGTTTACACTGCGCCTGTGGGCACCGCCTCCCCTACCCCGGCTGAAATTAAGGCGTTCGACGCTAGTGCGTTTGGTGATGCTGCCGGTGATAAGGTTATCGTTTCCGCTGGTACCGGCGGCACATTCACGGTCACCGTGGGTGGGCAGACCACCGCACCCCTCGCATTCAATGTGGCTACGGCTGCATTCAAGACGGCTCTTGAGGGTCTGAGTTCGGTGGGTGTCGGTAAGGTTACGGTCACCGGCACGTCTGTTGCCACCCCAGGTTTGACTGTCAAGTTCGACAGCAGCGTGGTGGGAACTCTGTCGGTTGATGGTACGTCGCTGACCGGCGGCACCGTCACTGTCACCACCAAGCCGGGTACCGGTACGGGTGCTGCGTGGACCAATGTTGGGCACACTTCTCGCGGGGACCTCCCAGAATTTGGTTTTGAGGGTGGCGACACTGAGGTTAAGGGCACATGGCAGAATGAGTCGCTGCGTGAGATTGTTACCGATCCCATTGCAGACTATCTGACTCTGATGCTGCACCAGTTCGATACCGAATCGTTTGAACTGTATTACGGTAAGAACGCCTCGACCACGCCGGGTGTGTTCGGTGTTGCCGGTGGCACGCCGGCCCCGATTGAGAAGGCACTGCTGATTGTGATTGTGGACGGCACCCATAAGGTTGCGTTCTATTCACCTAAGGCGTCGGTGCGTCGGGATGATTCTATCAGCCTTGCGGTTGACGAGTTCTCCGCGCTTCCGGTTCGGGCTACGTTCCTGAAGTATGCTAACGCGAACAAATTTGAATGGGTGGCAGACGGCCTGTTCAAGTAATTAGACTGGTGGGGAGGGTTGTCGTTTCCGGCGGGCCTCGGTGGCCCTCCCCATCTTACTGTCTGTCAGTTAGTTCAGCCCGCCAACAATTAACATTTATGAAAGGTCCGTCATAATGGGGAACATGTTTACCCTGGAATCTATTCGCGAGGAAGCCGACCGGTCATTCCGCCCGGTTGTCATTGAGCTTTCTGATGGTACTGAATGTACCCTATCTAATTTGCTGCGCCTTCCTAAGAAGGATCGCATTGAGGTTACCCGCCTGCTGAAGAAGCTGGAAAATATAGAGGGTGCCGGCGAGGATGACCTTGAGGAAGATGAGGTTGACTTGTTTTTGGACACTGCTACCGCCGTCCTGACCATTGTCGGTGACCGGGGTAAGAAACTTATTGCTGAGATTGACGGTGATCTGACTGTCACTATGAAGGTGATGGAGAAGTGGATGGAATCCACTCAGTCGGGGGAAGCGTCTGGCTCGGAGAGCTAATTGACAAGTACGGCGAATACATTGCTACCGATCTGACCGAAACATATAGTATTGATTTGCGTGACATTTTTCGGGATGATAAGGATTTGTCTCCCCGCTGGCTGCTGACCCACATTTTGAATCTGCCGCTTGGTTCCAGGTTTTATGCTGAGCAGCAGGGTGGGCAGCAGTTTCGCGGGTGGGATGAGTCTAGGTATGCGGCTGTCGCCACTGTCAATGCTGTTCGGGCATTACAATACACATACATTTCCGCGCACTCTAAGCGGAAGCCTCCGACACCGGACATGTTCCCTGTCCCTGAGGTTAAGGTTAAGGCCCGTAAAAAGAGTACGGGGCCTGGTTCGTTTGCTTACATTGCCGCGCAGCAGTTGGCTGGCGCTAGGAAGGTTGGTTGATTTATGGCTGGTTTGGGCGGTCTTGAGGTAGGCAGAGTTCACATCCGCGTTGTCCCTGATTTCAAGTATTTCAGAAAGATTATGGATAGTGTACTCAAGGAGTACAGCAATAGAAGTATCTCTATCAAGGTTGGTGCTGACCGTAGTGACCTTGCAGGTTTAAGTAAAAGTGTTTCTAAGGCTGTTGGTAAAGCTAGTAAAGATACCAAAATATCACCCACACTTACTTTAACTTCGCGTTACAAACGTCGGATGCAAGCTGAGCTTGAAAAAACATTAAACGATTTTGAGGTCAATTTACCTCTTAGGTTCGGTGAAAATAAAGCTGCCGATAAGAGGTTCATGGCAGGAATCAGGGAGAAGTTCGACAAGGACTACGCTGATATTCAAGAGTTGTTAAGTAACCTTGAACCTGAAATGGATAGAAGAACCTTCGCCGCTGATGCTGCTTGGATTACAGCAACTATTAATAAGTTGAAGGATGATATCAAGGCTGCGCCTTCTAAACCTGATTATGGGTTGCTGGAACAGCTTGCTAAGCTTAATGAGATTAACCGTGACAACAATAAAGCTATAGCTGACAGCAGGGCACTGCTGCAAAATTGGAATCAGTCTTTGAAGGATGCTGCCGGTTCTGGTGAGCGGATTGATGCTGCGTTCAATAAGGCTTTTGGGTTCCAGCAACGGCAGGCGTTGCGTGAATATGTTTACGGCTACCGTGAGCTTAACGGTGAGGTTAATAAATATATTAACACTAACGCATCTGGCGGTATGGGCCGGGGTGTGTTCGGTAATATCAAGGAATCTGTTAGTAGCATTCAGCAGACGGTTGAGCGGTCCAAGCTTCGTGGCGGTATTCTTGGCGGCTTGTTTGGCGGTGCGGCATCCTTAGGTATTCTTGAAACCGCTAAGAAAGGTATTGAGGGTGTTGCGGGTGCTGCTGGTAAAGCCGCTGGGGTTGCGGGCGGTTTAGCGAAAAGTCTATCCCCCCAGGGTTTAGGGTTGAATGTTAGCATGGCAGGTTTCGTCGCCATTGCTGGTGCTATTACTTTGGTGGCCGCACCTGCTATTGGGTTGTTGACCGCTGCACTGTTGACGATACCGGGTATCTTGGCGACAGTTATGGCACCGATTGCTGCTATCACGCTAGGCTTTGGTGGTATCAAGAAGGCTGCCGAAAACGCAGGTCTGTTCGGGGACAAGAATGGTGACAAGAAGGGCGGCGGCTCTCTAGGTAAGGCGTTGGAGGAAATTCAGAAGAACACAGAAGGTGTGTTTGAAAGGACTTTGACTAAGCCGTTTGAGCAAATTGGCGAGGCCGCTAATGCCTTGATTGCCCCTATGCAGACTGTCGCGCAGGGCGCTGCTGATGTGATGAAAAACATTATTGACTCTATCACGTCGGAAGCGAACGTGTCTCGTATTTCCGAAACTTTTAAGGGTATCGGCGTGGCGTTGTCTAACAGTTTCGGGCCTGGGCTTGCCAAGTTTACTGACGGTCTGATTGGGTTGGCTGCGGAGTTCACTAAACCGGGCGGTGCCCTTGAAGGTTTAGGTAAGTGGTTTGATGACACGATGGGTGACTTCAAAAACTGGGTTAATGAGGGCATTAAGTCCGGTGAGTTGACTGAAACATTTAGACAACTTGGCGATTCGTTGCGGATTGTGCTTGAGTTGGCCGGGGACCTTGCCCAGAAAGGTTTGGATTTCGTTTCCGATCCAGCTAAAATGCAAGGTTTCAAGGACACTCTCAGGGAGATTGCAGACCTTCTTGGTAAGGTGATGACCCTTTCGCGTGACCTTGGGCCGTTGTGGACCGCGCTAGGCGGTCTGGTGGGTGCTGCGGCTGATCCGTTCTCTAAGCTAGGTAAAGCTATTGATGACCCTAGTTTGAAGAACTTTGATGAGCTTGCTAGGAGTCTTATTCCTGATGGTTCTACCGGATTTAAGATCGCTCAGGGATGGTTCAATAAGGATGCTATGAACCAGGCTGCTGTGGAGGCAGGCAATTCGGCTGCTGAGAAGTTTAACGTGACCACCGCTGCTGTTATGGCTGCCAATAAGGAAACCCAGAAGGCTATGCTGCGGGAGGCGTTTACCGGCGAGGGTATCACTACCGCAGTGCAAACACAGATGACTCAGCAGGCACAGATAGCTATTACTGGTGTGCAGCAGGCTCTTGTTCCGTTGAAGGAGGGTTTGCAAACCGACATTAATGCGGCTTTGATGCCGTTGGGTGATATCGCCGGTAAGGTTCAGGCTGCGTTTGATGGTGTCCCTGCTATGGTTCAGGGTTCGTTGGGTCAGATTCCGGGTATCGTGACAACCGCTATGGGCACCTTGGCTACTGACGCGCAGACTGCTATGCAGGGGGTGTCGGATGCTGTGATTGAGCATTGTGGTATCGCTGTGAACACGGCCACCACTGAGGCACCTAAAATTAAGGCACCGTTTGATGAGCTTGATTTGTCGTCTAGTGGTGCAGCTATGATGGCTGGCTTGGCTAAGGGCATTGAGAACAGTGTCGGGTTTGCGGAGGCTGCTGCTAGGGCTGCCGCTATCAGGGTTAAGGATGCCGCTGATAAGGCCGCTGGTATTCGTTCTCCGTCGAGGGAGTTTATGAAGACCGGCGACTACATGATGCAAGGTATGCAGGTCGGTATCGAAGACGGCACGAAGGGTCCTGTTGCCGCTATGCGTGAGGTCATGCAGGCGATTAAGGATGTGTTTGGTTCCGCTGAGGGATTGAATTTGAACTTCTTCATGGGTGAGGCTAAGTCGTCTATGTCGTCTATGGCTGAAACTTCTAAGGAGTTCCGCACTAACATGACTGAGGTTGCCACTACCCCAATGTCGTCTGGCCTGGATTCAACTACCACCGATCTGGCTGACATTAAACGTCAGAAGGCTGAGATTGATTTGCAGATCGCGCAACTTCAGGCTCAGAAGAACGCGACAACTGATAAGGCTGCTAAGGCAGGGTTGACTGCGGAGATTGATGCGTTGAGGATTCAGAAGGAACGTCTTGATTTGTTGAAGGAAGAAAATGGGTTGCAAGAGGAACGTAAGACCGCGATCCAAAAGCTGTCCGACACTATCGCCACTAACATTGTGGATATGATTAAGATGCCGGGTGAGTTCGCTAAGACCACAGCGAATGCTGCTATGCAGGATATCGGTATCAGTGGTTCGGGTGCCTTGCCGACTATTGCCAATTGGGCTATGGATGCTGGCACTAACTTCATTTTCAATGTCAACAATATGGATGACGCTATTCAGGGGCAGCAGGCCCAACAAAATAAGCAAGTTGCTGGCAGAGTGAGCCGATAGGAGAAGTTGTGAAAACAATCGTTGAACTTAAGGGTGTCAACGGTGAACTATTCACTATTGCCGGTGATGATGCGGGTGACAGGGGTGTGTATCTGGCTACCGGGGTGACAGGGTTGTTTGACCCTACCGTGAAAGCCTCCTATGAGGAACCGGGGAATTATCCCGGTGCCAGGTACCTCTCCCACCGTGTCCTCCGACGTGACCTAGTTTTTGCCGTCCACATCCTTGAGGATGGGGAGTCGTGGTTGTCGAGGGACTCTGAGTGGCGTAAAGCGTGGGCGTTTGACCGTGACTGCACATTGTATGTGACCACTGAGGAATCGGGTACACGGTATTTGAAGGTCAGGTTGTTTGAGTCCCCTGATGTGGATACTGAAACTGATCCGAATGGCCGCACGTTGACTACGGTGAAGATGGTTACGGTGGCCGGCGACCCGTTCTGGTATCAGGATGATGTGGTTTATACGGCGGTCACTAAAACGGATACGTCATTTAATCCTGCTGCGTTGCCGTGGCCGTGGCCTCAAAACATTCCGTCTGAAACTTTGAAGATTAAGGTTGATCCTGAGGATGGGCGTGGCGGGTTGAATCCGACTGACCAATACATTTTCCCTAAGTGGACGGTGCCAGGTTCGTCGCACGCTCCCGCTGAACCGTATGTGCCGGGGTTGCCGTGGTTGGGTGCCCCTAAGTCTAGGGGCACGGTGTGGACGCTGCCAGATTATTCGTTTGAGGACCCGTCTAAGGCTAACCGGCGTGTGAAGATGCCGCCGCTGATCGGCGGGTTGAGGGTGAATGAGGTTCAGGCATACAATTTGGATGGTATCGTTCAGGCGGGAACCTACAGGTTGAAGTTGGGTTCGGAAACTACCGGGCCTATCGCTTGGGACGCTAACGCCGCTACCATCAAGTTGGCTCTTGAGGCGTTGGCCCAGGTTGCTTATGATGATGTGCAGATCACTCGCGGTAGGGTCACCAATGAGGTTCAGATTTTGAACATTGATGGTGCCACCGGGGGGACATTCACATTGTCTTTTGCCGGTCAGACTACGCAGCCGATCCCGTTCAATACGAATGATGCGACGTTGTGGAACGCATTGCGTGCTTTGTCTAACATCAATTTGTTTGACGTTAAGGTCAGGTCCAAGGTCACTAATGAGGTTCAGGTTGTTAAACTTCAGGGTGAACCTAAGGATGGCACGTTTACGTTGACGTTTGATGGTCAGACCACGCAACCTATCCCGTGGAATGCTGGCCCTCTGACGTTTGATGGTCAGACCACGCAACCTATTCCGTGGAATGCTGGCCCGCTGAGAGTGTATGCTGAGCTTGAGAAGTTACCTAACATTAACGGGTTGGATATTACTGTTAATCAGGAGTGGTGGAAGCCGTATGCTCCTTGGGTTATCGGGTTTAACCAGATCGGCACCCAGTATCGTGGGGTGAATGTTCCGACGTTGACGGGTGACCCTGATTTGTTGGAGGGCGGTGCCGGGTTGGATGTGGTTGTTTCCACCGAAGTTCAGGGTTCCAGACCGTATGTGTTGACGTTTAGAGGTCCCAGGGCTGGGCAGAATGTTCCTGAGTTGATTCCGAATGTTGGTGGGTTGACCGGCCCTAACCCCAAGGTTACTGTCTATACAGATAATCCTGGTTCGTATCCGTACATTGTGTCGTTCCGTAACGGGTTGTCGGGTAAAACTTTCCCACTGCTTGAGGTTGACACTAAAACATTGACTGGGCCGGATGTTATCGGTTCTAGGGTGTGGCGGTTGACTGAAGGGTTGACGTACCCTGCGGAGAACTGTATAGTCGATTCCGACCCTAGGGTGGAGCAGGTTGTGTGTGAGGCAGGGTCACCTGTCTGGTCCCGCATGAATGGTGTGAGGTTCAGGCATCCTATTCCGCCGTGGACGAGGGATAAAGAATTTGAGATAACTGTTTCTGGTGCTACGGTGGGGCAGATGGTTTCGTTGCGGCTACCTCGCCCTTGGTCAAGGCCGTGGGGTTTGGAATGAGACTAGTGTTTAGGTTGTTCGGGTTATTCCCCATTCTCGTCATCGACGGAACATACGAATATGCTGAACAAGAAGATGAGTCGGACCCACCCTCATTTGAGGGTGGGTCTGCCCACAATTTTGAGCGGGACTATTCTCCGCTAAGCCCTACGGCCCACCATGAGTGGGAGTGGGAAGATAAAATGAAGGGGTTTGGGTTCAAATGAGTTTAATGTCCCTGCAAGACCATCAGCGTGTGTGGGATGCCTGCGCGGTGTGGAAGGCCGGCCGGGAAGCTAAACGTCTAGCTAAGCCCATCATCAGGTTGTGGGATGGTGATTACACGTTTCGCGGTCAGGTTGTCGGTGAACGTAAAGGCGAGTTTGAGTTCGTTGAGAATGATGTGGGTACCGCCTCCCTTGAACTTCCTATCGACCACCATCTCGCTAAGTGGGTGATGGACCATAGGGGCCGCAATAAACGGAATGTGCATATCACTATTGATAAGCAGGGTGCCCGCTGGTCTGGTTGCATGGATCAATATAAAGTTGTCCGTAAACAAACCGACGCATATGTTGAAATCCTATTTAAGCACGATTTTGAACAAACTAAACACATTCTTGTGTGGGCCAATCCGTTCCTAAGGCCCGAATTTCAATTCCCTAAGATGTGGATTATTTTCGGGCCTGCGAAGTGGTGTCTGCTCACCACACTATTTGTGAACATTATGAGGTTGGAAACATCATTGTGGACCTTGCCGGATGACCCGCTGGACATTAAAGAGTGGATGGGTCCATCGTTTTGGCCGGGTAATTGGCGGAATATAGTTAAGCCGTCGCCGCTACTGAATGACAATTCGGTGTTGCATGTGGTGTTCTCTAGGTTTAAACCGTTTTATGATGTGGCTAAAAAGATTTTGGATGACTCCCAGTTGTCTTTGACGTGTCGCAGATATTTGGCGGGGGAGGACCCTCACCCGTTCTCCGATCTTTCTGGATGGTTTAAGGACACACCGATTGAGGATTTGTTTACGTTGGTTCCTATCCGGCATGGCTGTTTGGTGTGGGATATTGTGGATCGGTCTGGTTGGGGTTCTGAGACTGCGTTCGGCGGTTCATTGTTGACCGGCCTGGGTTATGGGTGGGCAGTCAATGCCGGGTGTCAATGAGGCTATATCGACGGGCATCAATATGGCCGGGGATTTCCTTACTTCTCTAATTAACTCCACATTGGCTCCCGCCGGTCCTTTTGGCGGTGCTATCGACTTCCCGCCCCTGGGTGGTGTGATGGATTCTGTAGCCAAGATTTTCTACGAGAACGTCATATTAGCATTTATGGAGTTCCCGTCAATGCGTGCAACGGAGTTGAAGTTGCCGTTCGTCGGGTTGGAGGATACATTCACATCATTAGGTGATTTCCACTACTTTGAGGGTTGGGCTGACGGGTCTGATCGTGCGTTCACTATCGCAGCATTGGCTGCCGCTCGCACTAAGTTTTGGCAAACCAGGCAACACCACGCACACACTGTGAAGATCACTGATGCTGCACCCTACTATATTGGGGACAATGGGGAGGGCGACTTCTGGCTTGGTGACCGTATCGCCACATCAGTAATGGGTTATCCTACACCTGACACGCTCTTTGTTGAGCGTGTCAATAAAATTAAGTACAGTTGGGATAAGGACGGTCCATCTGGTTGGGTGTTGGATGTTGGTTCGCGTGAGCCTGCCGATCCGTTGATTAAGTCCTTTGAAATGATCCGTGATATCAACAGCAATATATCTCAGTTGGGTGTGTGGTGATGGCTGAGTGTGGTACAGCGTCCAAATACGTTCAAGGTTGTCGGTGCGATGCTTGTAAGGCAGCTAAGAG